CGCGATCGTCTGGTGCGCCAAGACCTGAACTCTGACCTAAGGGGTTTTGCTATGCCGAAGGGTGGTGCTAGGGCGTTTGCTGGGCCTGCTCCGGATCCTGCTGCGTTGCGTCGGGATCGGGGTTCGGATCAGGCGACGTGGACGGTTCTTCCTGCGGCTGGGCGTGACGGTGAGACGCCTGTTTGGCCGTTGTCGGATCCGTCGTCGCGGGAGATCGTGTTGTGGCGGCGGATGTGGGTTCGGCCGCAGGCGATCGTGTGGGAGCGCAATGGGCAGGAGGATGAGGTCGCGATGTATGTGCGGTGTTTGGCGGCGGCTGAGTTGCCGGATGCGTTTGTTGCGGCTAGGACTTTGGTGCGTCAGCAGCAGGAGGCGTTGGGGTTGTCGATGCCGGGTTTGCTGAGGTTGCGGTGGCGTATCGAGGAGGCCCCGCAGGAGGCACCAGCAGGTGGCAGCCGCTCGCAGGTGGCAGCGTCTTCGCGGGACCGCTTCAAGGTTGTCGATGGCGGGCAGGAGTAGCCCGTATCTGATTGATTTTCCGACGCTGTTTGTGGCGGCGGATTGGGTGTCGGCGCATTGCGTGGTGCCGGACGGGTTTGCAAAGGGCGATCCGTTTGAGCTTGTGGATTGGCAGTTGTGGGCGCTGCTGAATTTCTACCGGGTGCGCCCGGATGCTCGGGTTGGGCAGTTGGCTCCGGCGTTCTTCTATAGGCGTTCGCAGATCGTTCTTCCGCAGAAGGCCGGGAAGGCGCCGTACTCGGCTGCTCATATCTGTGTGGAGGGTGTTGGGCCGGCGTTGTTCGCGGGTTGGGCGGAGGGTGGCGAGGTTTGGGATTGCCGGGACCACGGTTGCGGCTGTGGCTGGGTATACGAGTACCGTCCTAGGGAGCCGATGGCCGTTGCGTGGCCGACTCCGCTGATCCAGGTCACTGCGACCTCGGAAGAACAGACGGATAACGTGTACGACGCGCTGCGCCCGATGATCGATAAGGGGCCGTTGACGGACTTGATTCCGAAGACGGGAGAGGAGTTCATTCGGTTGCCGAACGGTGGCCGCATCGATGTCGTGACGTCGAATGCGACCTCGCGGCTCGGGCAGCGTGTGACGTTTGTGCCGCAGGACGAGGTTGGCCTGTGGGCGTCGCCGCAGATGCTCAAGATCGGGGCTGTGCAGCGCCGCGGGCTGGCGGGGATGGGCGGGCGTGCAGAGGAGACGACAAACGCGTGGGATCCTTCGGAGCATTCGGTTGCGCAGCAGACAGCGGAGTCGCGCCGACCGGACATCTTTCGCCTGCATCCAGAGCCGCCGATAAGCCTGTCCTACACGAATAAGGCGGAGCGTCGAAAGATCCACCGGCAGGTTTACCGGGGTTGCCACTGGGTCGATCTGGACGCGATCGAGGCTGAGGCCATGGAGATCATTGAGCACGATCCGGTGCAGGCTGAGCGGTTCTTCGGGAATCGTGCGGTGGCGGGAGGTGGGAAGGCGTTTGACGTGGAGGTGTTCGCTCAGCTCGCGGTCCCGGATGGGATTCCTGCTGGCAGGGTCGCGACGCTGGGTTTCGATGGCGCCCTGTTTTTCGATTCAACGGGGCTGGTTGCAACGGACGTGGAGACGGGCCGGCAGGTCGTCGTCGGGTTTTGGGAGCGTCCCCCGGACATCGCGGACGACGAGGAGTGGGAGGTCCCGATTAGCGAGGTCAACGAAGCGGTCGCATTCGCGTTCGACTACTGGGACGTCTGGCGGCTCTACGGCGACCCGCCGCACTACCGGGAGGATCTGTCCCGTTGGGCTGGCTTGTACGGCGACAAGCGAGTTATCGAGTGGTGGACGAACGCGAACAAGCAGATGGGCTACGCGCTCAGGGAGTACAGGACTTCGATGCGGACCGCTGCGCTCTCTCATGCACCGTTGAATGATTCGCCGGAAGCCCAGGGGGCTCATAAGGCGTTCATGGCGCATGTTGGGAATGCGGTGAAGCGGCCAACGAAGATTCGGGTTGAGGAGCAGTCGGACGATGGCGAAACGAAGCAGACCGCGCAGTTTTTGTGGACGATTCGTAAGGAGTCGCAGAAGTCGCGGAAGCGGATTGATCTTGCGATGGCGGGGTGTTTGTCGTGGCGGGCTCGTCAGGATGCGCTGAGGTCTGGTGCGTTGAATCCGGAGCCGACGTATGCCCGGGCGGCATGGCAATAGAGAGGGAGGTAGTTAGTGGATGTCAACTAGTAGCTCCAATGAAAAAGTTCCACCTGAGACGCAGTCTGATGACAAGCAGGATTACGAGGCGTGGTTTACGGTATATCCATCGACGCATCGTCTGGCTGGGCAAACGGTTGAGGTCATACCGCGCCAGATGGTAGAAGAGATATTGGAGGCCAGCAGGTAGTGCCGACGATGGCTGAGCTGGGCAGGCAGTGTGATCGCCTGATGCGGGTGCTGGACGATCGTAAGGCGGAGCACGACCGGGTGTTGCCGTACGCGCAGCGTGTTGACGGCCGGTTTCCGATTCCGGATGCGGTGGTTGCGGCGAAGCTTGTGAAGGCGTATACGCATCTGATGGCGATGTGCGAGACGCCGTGGGGGAAGCTGGTTTTGGCGTCGAAGCTGGACCGGTTGGAGGTCAACGGCATCACGGACCCCGCGGACGGCGGTCAGGCTGCGGCGGATGCGGTGTGGTCAGGGGTGTGGCAGGAGAACGGGATGGACCTCGAATCCAAGCTTGCGCATAAGGCGGCTCTCAGGGATGGTCGGGCGCACGCGATCGTGTGGCCGTGGTCGCGGTGGGAGTCGGGCGGGGAGGGCGGCACGCTCGGCGGGGACGGGGCGCTCGTGAAGCTCGATGACTGCACGACGACGGTTGTGGAGTACGCGGAGGGCTCGAGGTCGATTAGGACGGCGGCGCTCAGGCGGTGGCTGGACGCGGACGCGGAGGATCAGGAGGAGGCTTGCACGCTGTACCGGCCGGAGGGGATCTACAAGTTTCGGACGGTCGCGTTGACGGAGCACGACGATCTCACGTCTTTCTCGGCGGCGAGCCGGCGGTGGGGGATGCGGGAGGTTGAGGGGGAGCCGTGGCCGTTGCCGAACCCGCTGCGGGTCGTGCCGGTCGTGGAGCTCGCGGTGAACAGGGATCTTGCGCCGGGCCGCTTCACGGTGTGCGCGGGCGAGTACAGCAACGAGACGGGACTGATGGATCGCGTGAATCTCCTGACGTTCCTCGGGATGGTTGTGGCGGTGTCGATGTCGTTCCCACTCAGGGTCGTGATCGGCGACAAGATCCTGCGCGACGACGACGACAACCCGTTGCCGCCGTTCGAGGCGTATGTGGGTGGGGCGGTGCAGTTCGAGGCTCCGGAGACAAGGCTTGCGGAGTACAGCGCTGCGGACCGGGAGCAGTTGTCGATCTACAACGAGTTGGCGCAGCTCGCGGCGGCTACGTCCACGCCCCGGCATTACTTCCCGATCAGCGGGGCGATCTCGAACATTGCGGCGGAGACGATCCGGGCGTTTGAGTCTCCGATGCATGCGGCTGTGAACGGGTCGCATAAGCCGTCGTTGTCGGAGGGCTGGGAAGAGGTGTGTCGGCTGGGTGGCGTGATGTTGCCGGGACCGGTGGAGTTGTCGCGTCGCGCGTCGATGGGTTGGGTAAATCACGAATCGCGGTCCTTGTCGGAGCAGGCGGACGCGTTCTCGAAGATCGCGGGATCGGGGTTGTCGGTGATGGCGGCGGCGGAGATTGCGCTTGGGCTTGGGAACGATCAATTGCGTCGGTATGCGGCGATGGAAGCGGAGTCGACGTTGGGCCGGCTGATCACGGCCGCTACCGAGACGGCTCCCGTGCCGGTCCCAGTGGCGAATGGGGCTGTGAATGGCGGAGGTTGATGCTCAGATAACCGCGCAGGCGAGGTTGCGTGAGATCGTGGTCCGGGCGGTACAGAACGCATGGACCGGACTCGGCAGCTATGACGCGCCGGACGTGGCTCGGTTTCTCGCGGTGGTCGTGCCGTTGATCTTGGCTGCGCAGCGGTACTCGGTGACCTTGTCGGATGCGTATGTCGCGCGGGTGCTGGGACGGCAGCCGTTGGGGTTGGATCCGGTGCCGATCATTGCCGCGTTGCGGGGTGACACAGGGCCTCAGAGCGTCTACAGGAGGCCGTTCGTGGCAGTCTGGTCCAATCTGGCGGAGGGAAGCCCTTACGAGGCGGCTGTGGCGGCTGGGCAGGCTCGTGCTGAGGCTTCGGCAGCGATGGATGTGCAGTTGGCGAGCCGGGCTGCGTTGCAGGCGGTGCAGGACGCTGATTCGCGTATCCGTGGCTGGGAACGCAAGGCCGATCCGGGTGCGTGTCCGTACTGTCGGCTGCTTGACGGCGTGAAGCTAGCTCGTGCGGATGCGGCTGCTACTCATCCGCGGTGTGGCTGTTCGATCGTGCCGCGGACAGAGCCGACGGAACCCGACCCGCTGCCGGCCGGTGTCACGGTCTGGGATCACGGCGAGTACGGCGCGAGTCTCGGCGATTCGTCGCATGACCATCTGACCGAAGATCAAGCGTTGAATCGGTAACGATCGGTGCCGCAGGGCGCCAGAGAGGACGGCCGCATGGCCTATCACGACGAAGACAAGCAGCCAGCGCAGGAGATGGCTCCTCGTGAGCAACAGGAGGAGACGCTGGATAATCGGTTGAAAGAAGCTGAGGCACACATCGCTGAAGCGGAACGCATGGTCCGTGATTGGGAGCCGGTGCGACGGTCTTGCCGTGCTGGTCTGGAAGCGCTCAACGATGAGCCGAAGATGGCTGCGGTGGCGCGATGACGAGTTTACGGCTAGATGATGTGTTGGAGTTCGCGGAGTTGCTGCGGGCTGATTGGCCGGTTGTGCGGGCGCGGGTTCGCGCGAGTGGCCATCCGGTATGCGAGGGTAATGACGACGGCGGAGATGATGCGACAGCAGCTGCGGCTGCCGCAGCCGCAGCTGGAGGCGACGACTCAGACGATGATGGCGATGATGCGGGTAGCGGCGATGGGGACAAGCCTCCAACTGCTGCTGAGCTTGCGAGGTGGCGTAAGGAGTCGCGGAAGTGGGAGGGTCGCGCGAAGAAGGACAAGGAACGCGCGGATGAGCTTGCCGCGAAGTTGCAGGAGCACGAGGACGCAGCCAAATCCGATCAGGAGAAGGCAGTGGATGACGCTGCTCGGCAGGCTCGTGAGGAGGCGTTGAGCGAGGCGCAGAAGGAACGCCGCGCGGACAAGCTGGAGATGGCTGTCGTCAGGCTCGGGTCGGTGACTGGCGTGAAGGTCGGTGACGGGGATGATGCGAAGGTCGTGAAGTTCGCGGACCCGGATGATGTGCAGGGCTGGCTTGAGCGGCAGATCGCGAAGGGCGACATTGACGCGGAGGACATCTACAAGGATGGCCGTGTGGATGAGGACGCGTTGGCGGTTGAGCTTGTGCGGTTGGCGGTTGCGAAGCCGCGTTGGCTGGAGGGCACCATGAAGAACGGTGGGACGCCGGCCGGGAGTGCGGATGCTGGGCGTGGTGCCGCGCCGGCTGGGAATAGTGTGGAGGCGGAGTTGAAGGCAGTGCAGCGTCGGCGCCATTCGGTGACGACGTAACCGATCGGAAGGAGTTGGGACCGATGGCTGAAGATTGGACGAAGGATGAGGATGGTCGCCCTCGTGACGTGCTTGAGCAGCATCGCGTGCGGATGGCGGAGGATCCGGCGTATCGGGCGTCGGCGTTGACGCCACCGGGGAATCATCCCCCGGGCGGGTTTGCTGATGATGTGCAGCGCACCGCTGACGGTGATCCTGTCCTGAGCGAAGAGGCAGCGCATCCGGTGGCCGATGCGACGAAGCGAGCCCGGAAGTAGCACCGTTCATGGGCGTTCGCCGCATGGCGCGTGCCCACACCTTGTTTCAAAACGGCCGCATGGCCGGGAAAGCCACCGCAGGGCGGCTCCGTAGCACCGTAGACCAAGATCACATTTCGGATAGGAGCCGTAGATGCCCACTTTTCTGACCATGCCGCAGGTTGCCACCCGGGCGCTTGCGACGCTGCTCAACGAGTCCGTATTGATCGGGCTTGTCAGCCGCGATTACGACTCGGCGTTCGCCGGGAAGCAGGGAGCCACAGTCAACGTGCGTGTCCCTATGGTGTTTGCGGCGAACCGGTTCAACCGGTCGACCGGTATCCAGTTGCAGAACCCCGCTGAGGACACGTTTCCGGTGGTGCTGGATCAGATCGCTGACGTGTCGTTCGCGGTTACGACGGAGGATCTGACGCTGACGATCGATGATTTCTCGGACCGGTTGTTGCAGCCGGCGATGCAGGCAATCATCGAGCAGGTTGAGGGCGACATCACCGAGAAGCTGGTGGATGCCGCGAACCAGACCGCGAACCCAGGTGCGACGAATGATTATCCGGCGAAGCAGTCGGGTGGCGGGGTTGTCACGACCCCGGATGTGACGCATCCGTCGAAGGTGTTGATTCCGGCGAAGGTGAAGCTGAATCGCAACAAGATCCCGACTGTGAACAGGTTCGCGATTTTCTCGCCGGAGGCATCGGGTGTGGTCATCGGCGACTCGACGATGCATGAGGCGGACAAGCGAGGGAACACGGATGGGTTGATCGAGGCTGCGATCGGCCGCAAGTTCGGTTTCGATTCGTACGAGACGAACTACCTCGGGTACGGGTCGGGTGACCGTGGGCAGGCGGACGGCGTTGCGTTTCACCGTGACGCGATTACGTTGGCGACGCGGACGTTGGAGAAGCCGCTCGGGAAGGTTGGCGCGCAAGCAGCGGTTTCTAACTATAAGGGTCTCGGGTTGCGAATCGTGTACGGGTACGATATGAGTTACAAGCAGGACGTTTGCTCAATCGACTTTCTCTACGGCACTCGCGCGGTTCGTCCGCAGGCAGCGGTTGAGCTTGATTTGGCGCAGGGTTCCTAGCCGTCTGATCGGCCCGGTTCGCCGGGCCATCGCTACGAAAGGAGCCTGATGGCGAATTACGTGTTTAACATTGCGAAGGGTCGTATCGCGGAGTTCTACAATCGTGTGAAAAGCAATGATCCGGCGAACTCTGCGCTGATCCTCATTCCGTTGAGTGTGCAGGGCTCGGAGGCGGAGGCGCAGGATTACGATACGGTGACGGCTGTGTTGGGCGGTACGTCGGATGAGCAGACGGGTGGTGGCTGGGTCCGCAAGACGTTGACGGACGCTCAGCTAGCGGCGTTTCCTGCCCCAAACGATACGGACAACCGGTATGATATTCCGGTGCCATCTGTGACGTGGACGGCACCTACGGCGGGTAGTGACACTGTGGGGTTGTTGATTGCGTATGACGCGGATACGACGAGTGGCACGGATACAAATCTGTTGCCATTGTCGTCACATACGTTCACGGTCACAGCGGATGGGAACGATGTTGTGTTGAATGTCGGCGATTTTGTGCGGTCGAGTTAGGGAACTTGATGCGTCGTTATAGCGTTACGGTCAACGCAGCCGCAGTCACGACTGCGAAGGACCTCATCCGTGTCAGCGCCCCGTCAACGATGGTGTTGTGCGTCACGCGGGCGTGGATTGGCCAATCGGGGTCCGTTACGAGCGAGCAGGCCCGTGTGCTGTTGCAGCGCGCGTCGGACACGCAGACGGGGACGGCGGAGACGCCGCAGGCCCTTGAGGTCGGGGACCCCGCCGCGACGTTTACGGCCGCGACGTTGACCGCTGATCATGCCCTGACGGCCGAGCCGGTCGCGGACCGGCCGTTCAACTGGGTCTCCGGCGACGAATGGGTCTATGCCCCGGAGGAGCGCGTCTGGGTACCACCATCCGGGCGGCTCGTGTTGCGGCTCGCCGCGTCGCCTGCCGCGTCAAAGACGGTGTCCGCGGGGCTCATCGTCATCGAGGTCGGCTAGATGGCCGCCCCGATCGTCTACCGCTCGTCAGATGGCTCCGCTCCGGTGCTTGACGGGCAGGCTGGATCGCTTGTCAACCTGCTCGATAAGTGCCTTGTCGCCGGGTACGGCGCGAAGGCGGCGGCGGGCTGGACGAAGCCATACACGAGCACGAACGCTGCCGTGTTCAGGATGGGGGGCGGCAACCAGTTTTATCTTGACGTTGTGGACTCTGGTGCGAGTACGGGCCTGACTGGTGCATCTGGGCAGGAGGCAGCAGTCCGCGGCTATGAAGCGATGACGGCCGTGTCTACAGGTACCAACCCGTTTCCGACTGTTGCGCA